TTCACTACCAACGCCAAATTTGAAAATATGAATAGCCGCGGCTCTCCATACTGGAAACAACAATGCAACTTCGTTTCATTACCTTTCGGTCTCGGTCAATATACCATCCCCAACTTTAATAGTGCAGCATTAGCATTCATTTTTGCATATATATTCATGCCTATGTTACAGTACAACAGTTACAATGTTATTATGCTTTCCGTCATTATGGTATTCTTCTTTATCGACGCTGCATCTAAAATATATTACGGATGTACGCCTGTTGTAGGCGTCATTATTGGCCTCGCTATCGGGTGGATAGTCGGATACATATGGTACCTTTTTGTTTCATCCGCAAATAATGAGATGATTTTCTTTAATGTCGAAAACGGTGCATCAATATGCTCTCGACCAAATAAACAAACATTTAAATGCAAGGTTTATCGGAATGGTGAAGTTATACACTCTATGTAACACGTAAGATTTTTACGGATTAAATTTACTGCTGTTATGCGCTATCCACTTCTTGAAATCATTCATCGTCATATCTCTATGAAAACTATTCGTTAAAAGCTTTATATTATTGTGTTTTCTAGACAATATAGTTATATAGTTGAAAACAATATTTTTAGTTATTGCCTTGTGATACATGAACATTTGTTCTTCTGAAAATACGGGCTTTTTAACACGCTTATTTACTGTATTATGAAAATCAAAAAAGAATAACTGTAAATCCTTTTTTGTTTTAATGTTCTCCCTTTTTAGACTTTTCATCACCGCAACCGCATGTTCAGAACAATCTGGACACGGTAAGTTCGTACATATTTTCGTACAAATATTTAAAAAATCATTCTTCAACTCATCAAAGTGTTCCTCTTTCATTTTAAACGAAAGAGTATGAAATAAATACCACGTCGCATTCCCCCATTCTTTTTTTGTCGCCATATTATTAATATAATAATATAAAGACTTTTTATTTTATTAATTATACACAATTTATATTTTATGTTACCTTCTAAATTAAATACGCAACCTACGCAAAATTCTATCGACTTCTTTTCAGAACTTTATAAAATTATACAAAGTACATCATCATCATCATCATCGTCTCCGTGCGAATCTTCCAACATAGTTATATCTTCGTCTCCACCATCTACTGATGATAATATATGTCTTATTTCTAAAGAAAAACTACACCCAAATCACATTACGCTTAAATGTAATCATAAATTTAACTATATGCCCATTTATAAAGAAGTCCTTTACCAAAAAACAAAATCGAATACAATGTACGAAGTTACTAAACTTCAGCCTTATCAAATTAAATGCCCATACTGTCGCACAGTTAACAATAAACTATTACCCTTTATACCATACCCATCCGTTAAACTCGCTAAAAATATACACTCCACCGGTTCTGACTGTATACCCGCCACAAAATGCTCTTATGTTATAAAAAAATGCAATACAAATGATTCAAATTGTGACAAAAACGCACTATACTATGAAGCCGAAAATCTACTATTATGCCCCGCACACTATAAAAAACATATCGCTAAAAATCATACCCATGTAACAAAGGTTGAAAATGTTTCAACCAAACCCCGATGTACCGCTATACTAAAAAGCGGTGTTAATATTGGTAAGCCATGTAATAGTATTATTTCTATCGATGGCTCGCAGTTTTGTAAAAGACATTCCCATTAAAATATAAAGAGTCTAACTACTTATTTTTTTCTGACTAAAAGTCTGGCTCTTGAACCTTGTGAACTAGATGATGATGCCGTCAAAGGAGAACCTGAACTCGATCCTAGCGACGATGATGATGATGCCGTCAACGGATAATAACTGGAACTCGATCCTAGCGACGATGATGATGATGATGATGGATGAACCCAAGGAGGAGGAGGAGGAAGAAATGGAACCACACGCGCATGACTAGGCTTCGGTGGTCCTATTCTAACCATTAACTTTCTCTTTGTAGAAGCTGGCGCCGCTCTACCTCTACCTCTTGACCGTGTAGAACTTGATGAAGATAATCGTCTATATGTATCTGGTGAAATAGAGTCAGAACTAGAACTAACACGACGACGCGGTGGTCGTCGCTGCAGCGGTCGTGGTGGCGGATCAATCATTGGAACTCTATGCGCCATCGGACGACCTACTCGAGGTCTTATTCTAAACATTACCTTTCTCTTTCTAGAACCCCATAATGCTCTACCTCTTGACCGACTAGAACTAGACGAACTAGACAAACTTAACCTTCTACGTGTAGCTGGTGAAATAGAGTCAGAACTAGAACTAACACGACGACGCGGCGGTCGTCGCTGCAGCGGTCGTGGTGGTGGAGCAATCATTGGAACTCTATACACCGTAGGACCTACTCGAGGTCTTATTCTAAACATTACCTTTCTCTTTCTAGAACCCCATAATGCTCTACCTCTTGACCGACTAGAACTAGACGATCTTACCCTTCTACGTGTAGCTGGTGAAATAGAGTCAGAACTAGAACGCGGTGATGGCGGCACTCTCAATAATGCCGCTGTATTTTGTAGCCCTGGACTATTACTTTCAACAGAACTATCGGAACCAGGAATACTAGGAGAACTGGAAACTGATGATAAAGGCGAAGGTGTTCCTGGTCTCACTAATAATAATTCTCTCGTATTTTCTAAACTTCCTCGAGAACTAGACATTTTTATACTATATATATATATATTATACTAAATATATAAAAAATGATATAAAATATAGATGCGTATATATATTTAAAAATGAAATATACGGTAGCCGAATATATTTGGCTTGATAATAATAAAAAATTCAGGTCAAAAACTAAAGTTATTAAATGCGAAAGAATTGGATTAGACTCAGAATACAAACATCCACATGATTTCCCTGTATGGGACTACGATGGCTCGTCTACCGGACAAGCAGACGGTAAAAAATCTGAAATAACGCTTCATCCCGTTTTCGTATGTGATAATCCTCTTAACCCCGTGGTATTTATAGGCGGAGACGGAAGTTATAAAAATAATATAATGTATTCAAAAATCGTATTGTGTGAAACGTACCACGCCGATGGAACACCTACATCATCAAACACAAGACATACCGCTAACAAAATATCAAAACATACAAGTAATCAAAAACCATGGTTCGGACTCGAACAAGAATACTTTATTTTTGATAAACGTATCGAAACAACTCCGCACCACTTGCTTTTTTATGAAACTACCGAACATTACTGTGGTGCCGGCAAAGATATAGAATATCGTGCACTCGCAGAAGAACATATGCTAGCATGCACTAAGGCAGGTATCACTATTTCCGGCATAAATGCAGAAGTCAGCAAAAACCAATGGGAATTCCAAATCGGTCCTTCCGAAGGAATAACAGCCGCCGATGAACTTCTTGTAGCGCGATTCTTACTTGAACGCATCGCCGAAAAATACGGCAACACTATATCATATGAACCTAAACCTTTCTCTCATATAAACGGCTCAGGATGTCATGCAAATTTTTCTACTTTCAAAATGCGCACCCCTTGCGACGACAATGCAGGTATAATGGAAATATATCGCGTTGTAAATAACCTAGAAAAATATCACGCAGAAGATATACAACAATACGGTGTAAATAATGAGAGTCGACTTTCCGGAAAATATGAAACATCCAGCTACAATACTTTCACATCAGGTATCGGCGATAGAGGTGTATCTGTTCGTATCAATAACAATACACACAACGCTGGTTACGGTTACTTCGAAGATAGACGACCCGCTGCAAATATGGACCCATATATTGTTACCAGCACGCTAATGAAACGAACAGTTGATTCGTAATGTTTCAAAATCAAACAAAAACTTCAGTTCAGTTCAGTTCAGTTCAGTTCAGTTCAGTTCAGTTCAGTTCAGTTCAGTTCAGTTCAGTTCAGTTCAAATTTAATGTTATCACTTTAAATTTTAACTTTTAAACTTTATAGTCTTTACATCTTTTATACCGAAACATCCGACGACTTTTTCGCTTTTCGAGCATGTTTACCTATTTTCATTTTATCATATAACTGTTTCTTCATTGTTTTACGTCTATCCTTTATCTGATCATAACCTGGAAGAGTACTATATCTGTACATGAATCGTTGTGTTTTTCGAAACGGGCCACTAGTTAAAGGATTTAAAAGTTTTGTTTTATATAATCTTTCATTAAATCCAACATTTTCCCCTTCAAATCTATCATAGTCTAAATTTTCTACTAATTTTTCGTAAAATTCTTTTGCAGGACCTTCGTCATATTCTTTCTTTATCTCTCTATACTTTTTATAGTCTAAAAATGAATTGGGATCATTCGGGGGAGTCAGTCCATTATTTATATAAATAACTACACCTTCTAAACGCCTAAAATATTCATTCATAATAGTCGCGCCTTGAATAGCTTCATCAAGCATGTCACATGTATTCTGCATTACTACATCACTAGGAAACGGTCCTGGTCCATATCTTGCTCTTAACTCTGTAAGATTTTGGACTATAATATCCAATGATGTCCTTACCATAACTATTCTCAATGACAATACTTTTTTAAACTCATGCATCAAAAATATTTTAACCTTTATAATTTCATCTATATAACTACTATACCATGCAAATTTATACGGATTACGACTACTAACTAAATCATTACTTTGATGATAAGTGTTTAAACCTGCAAAACTAAAATTTTCTTCTACTTTGCCTAAATCACTATATAAGAATTGTGAAAACAACTTAAATTTACTCGTATAAAAATTATTTACATGTTGCGCAATAGTGAATAATATATCAATCTTACCATCCTTAGCATAATCTCTATATCCCATAAATGTGATAGCGCCATTTATAGTCTTATGTAGAAGATTAACAACACCATCCGAATAAAAATCTAATACATATTTGTCAATAAGGTTATTAAGTTTTGATAAATATTTTTTGCTACCCGTTAACAATTCAATCGCAGGATTGTTTATACCCGGCTTAGTCTCTGCGTGGTCATCATAAATAGCATCACCTACAGTATAAGAAACGCCACACGACATAATTATTAAGTTTATACGTCTATTTTCCTTAATAGCTATCGGAAGCAATGTTTCAACTAGCTTCATATTTGTAGTCGTACTTAAAAATGTTGTACCAGGATACAATTTAAATAATTCCTTCTTCGCTGTATAAGGTGTCGACTTATCAGTGGTATAATTTACAGGTAAAAATATACCCATTGAAAGCAGATTCTTAAAAGATTTATATGTAACTTTTTGATTATCTTTTATCTTACTGTCCACAACGTGTCCGGAAAATTCCCTATCATGTGTTATATCAACCAAGTAAAAAGTATCATCAAGATCACATAACTTTATTTTATCGGAACTAATATACGGACACAACACACTAAATGCAGACTTGCGCATCAATTCTCCTTCATCTGTATTGTCGAACATTGCATTATATGACGGGTTTCTAAGTATGTTATTTATTTCAAAAACTATACTATTATAATCAAAAGATATTACTTGTCCAGCTTTCCCTAATTCTATTATTCTCAAGTACTTATTTGCAAGTAATTTTATCTCTGGCGACAGTTCATTTACTATTGCACCATGAGCAACAACAAACGCAAAATCTTCTGCTCCTATTTTTTCATGTTTTTCAGATAACTTTACTAATTCCATTTCCTCGTCTCGTGACATCGGTTGTGTCCTAAACATTGGATGCTTATTATAACCAATAAGTTGAAAACTTGTTGGGGATATAGGCTCGGTAATAGGCGAAATAACATCGATATCTGGAATGTCGGTACCATACAGATTAGCTGGCGTAGGACCCGTAAGATCCCTACTTTTAACTATTTGTTCTATATTTCTCATAATCTGAATCGTTTCATCTCGAGACGTAAAAAATCGACTTTCCATCACTTCGACACTCGTTAATGATATATTTGGTATTAGTTCATCCCTTAATGCTCCTAATACTAGCACTTTCCCATATAAATCTAATCGATTTATCCCCATAAGCGTATGACATATTATAGGCGATAAATAAATGTACGTTTTAGGAAATAACTCTATAAGTACAAGCATCTTAGCATTTTCTTTTGTTTTTTGTTCAACTTCCCTTTTAGTCAAATAAGATAAAGGTAATAAACGATGGTAATTATACTCAAACGGTTTCATTATATATCCAGTCGTTGTCACTCTTCCGTGAACAGGTGTTCGAATTCCTATATCCACAATATCCAGTTCCGGTGTATAAGTAGTTAGTAAATTGCGACCCCTTGGAGATAATTCCACCGGTGGTGGTGGCGGAGTACTTGCTCGTATGCGGCGCTCTAACTTTTTCCTATTTCTTTCCATTTTTTCCCTAGCTTTACTTTTTAAACCTTCGATTATGTCATCAGGTAAACTATCATCTTCGGAATGAATATTAGCCTTATATGGTAGATCTCGGTCCCTACCTCTACCTTTTAAT